GATTGCCCCCTATTGCGTAGAGTATTCCAACTTGTCTCTATATCGGCCTTCTTCTCCATAAACTCTTTCACCGTCATATCATATTGTTTAAAATATTTCTTATAATATTTGTATTCTTCCCATAGGCTACGACCTAATATCTTCTTCATATCTTTCTGATATGTTCGACGTTCAAGTTTACCGTCTGCATTAATCTGCATGTTACCAATGATTCGCATTTGAATAATACTTTCTATATAACTCCGATATCTTATCTAACTCTGGATGTTTATGTATCCATTGTCCTGTAGATGCATCAAAATGTTTTCTAAAAAAATTATCTATTTTCTTATTACCTGTACTCTTTAATACATCTACTAACTTACATTGTTCATCGAAATCCGCATCGGACATAATACTATCATTCTTTACCTCATATGCATATGCGGCTACTGATAGTTTAATTCTTCTACGGATTTCTTCGTTTATCACACTAGGAGACCTTTTAAGAAGGCTTTTCCTTCTGATGTGATTGACCAATATGCTTGATCGGGATGATTTTGTCTTGCATATGCCTCGTTTGAATCCATATTCAAATCCATGACTGTATGTTCAAGATAACCTTGCTTTTTCAGCCATCCTTGATCACTTCGAAGGACAGGCAGTCGTACCATTTCTTCTTTTGTGAATGTATGTTCATCAACGAAAACATGGTACAGATTAGATGTTCGAATTGGACTATGTTTGTTATATGTTTTCATTAATTTGGTGACTTGTGATTTCTTTATTGGATTGATTGCCATTAGTGTAGTACCTCCTCTGTAACTATGATACGGCGTCCAAGGTTGTGCATCATGCATTCTTCGGTGTATGTTTTCATCGCACCGTCATCATACATGACAGTAATCAAAACGGTTTCATCGGCGTCTTCGTGGATTGAAGTGATTTCACCTTGTGCAACATAGTCACGATAGCGGCGTATCACACCCATTCCTGTTTCAAACAATTCTGACATATTAAAGATCTCCTTCATTGGCTTCTACGAAATTGGTGGCGATTGCGACTTCCATCATGAAAGTCTCTTGCGACATCTCAGACAAATCTAAATGACAAATGGCAGCATAGATACGTGATGCATAGTCTTGTGAACACAACAACAGGTCTTTGATTTGATTTTCGTAGTACATTTTCGAATCACTTTCTCTCTTGATTACATATACATTATAGTATAACCGTATATGACTGTCAAGCCTTTTCGGAAAGTTTTTTCCACACTGATCCCCACATCACTACGGGCGATTTGTATTTCTTTCGATTTGAACGGCGAAACATCTTACGATAAGGCACAAACATCAACTGTGGTTTCTTTGTTTCCTCATAGAGAGGCCCACTAGTGATTGGTTTGTATCTTGTCGTGATTGCCATTTTCTTCCTATCGTGGAGCTGCTTTGATTGAGTCTACCACATCAATGATGTAGCAACTATACTCATCACTGAGAGTTTCCCATACATTGTCATTGAAGAATTCTTCGGATTCCTCATCTAACCACGCCTCTTCATCAAAACTATACCTGTCTTTGAGGTCATCATGAACTTGTTGACACCTCTCAATGATTTCTTCATATTCATCTTGACAGCCATCTACAACTTCTTCTCCCTCGTAGATAGAATATCCGGCAAAGTTGAGTCCTTCATCTTCATATGTGATCGATGTGATATCTTTTGCACCAGCAATCTCAGTCAGCAACTTTTCTAGCCCGCGCTCAGGGGCATCCCATGCGGAGTAACCATAGAACCCATCATCGTCATACTCTTGTATGTAGCACCACTTAGGCCCTATCTCTGATGTTGTCCAACTGTATTGCCTTACATCATCAAGACTGAGATCTTCATTTGTAAACAGATCACCAAACCAATATTCACCATCAGATGATTCATCGTTGTGTAGTTTTTGAGTAATCTGTCGCCATTTCTCTTTCATCAATGTAGAATTGTCTTCATCGAATTGTACAGAAAAACTTACATGATTAGCCATTTTCTTCCTCCCAAGTTTCACTTTCCCACCAGTTTATCAAATTGGAATATCCAATAGATAGTAATCCGTCATATCCATCACGGAAATTTTCAAGTTCTTTGATTTCTTCTTCTGTAAAATCAGTAATCTCATCGTGTCCAAAGAATTCAAAAACCTGTTCGTGTACGAGATCGGATATTTGTTGTTCAATCCAATCCTCAGATTTGTGCATTCTTGGAAAATCATATTCTTCACTCATTTTTTTGTGACCTTTCTATCTTCACTTTTTAAAACTACATTCGATATGTCTACATCAATGCCTTTGATCTCTTTAATTAAATATGCCGTAAACCCTAAATCGATATGCGGCTGTTTATCTCCATAATTTGCAGACTCAAAACAGTTATACTCTGCACACACTTTTGGTCTGTTTTGCCAAATAGTACACTGTCTATCTTCAAGATTACCACATGCAACGTGATATCCATCCCAATCTTCTACTAACTTGATTGGAATTTCTTCGTCATATTTTAGTTTAATCTTATCAGGAGTATTCTCATCAAAATGTTGTAGCCAGTCCTCTTTCACTCTATAGAAAAAACAACAACGGCCACAATGTGTGCAAATTTCACTATCAACTAACTCTGATGGCAAATTGTTGATCTTTTCTCCATAATATAATTCACTCATCAATCACTTTGCCTTTCTTTCTAAATCGTTTGTTGTATCTGCGTTTGATCTTTTTTATCTGACCTTTACTCCAATGCACATATTTTCGAGCCTTTGTCAGAGCATCATATTCATCGCCACCCTTAAATGGTATTCGTTTCATCGACGTTTTCCCGTCATTGGGTCTTGTACTTCTTGTTTCGACAAGACTTGATATGCACCTTTGTTATATGCAGGGCCTATCACATAATCTGATGTTACCTCGTGCCGAGCCTTTCTTGGAGCAACAGTAGGTATTACATCAGATGTAGGTAATGATGGTCTATCTGATTTCAGATTTGGTAATGCATGTTTATAATTTGACTTACCAGTGACACCCATTTTCTTGAGAAACTTTTCATGACGTATCTGGGCCTCTCTATCCTTTGCAGTGAGACCTTTCTGTTTACGTTTCTTTGTGTTCGTAGTGGTGTAATACACTGGCGTCAAATGCATACTCATGAATAGATGACTCCCTCCGACAATGGAATTTCTTTCACTTGATCCCAAACCTTTTTCATTTTAAAAAACTTATCGATTGTAGGAATGTGTTCGAATACTGATTTCTCCAGACACATACACTTATTCTGTGATTTGTTCAGATATACCATAAAGAATGGTCGATCGGCAAAGAATTTTTCTTTCCTACCAAGAAAATGAATGTGTTTGTAGTATGATGGCCATGTTTCATCCCATTGCGACCATCTTTCCAACTCTACATCTGCAACAACTTTACCATTTTCATTCAATATAGACATGTCCACTTTGTATGGACCAAAGTGTTTATCCACAAATCGATAGTTTGCAGTACCATCTGGTAAAAATTTACGAAGGTAATCTTTTAAGTCTTCGTTTGACCTTACAATGCGTTTAAATGCCGCTGCATCTAACTCGTCATCATATGAATCTTTTCGGTTGGAATAACTACCCCATCGAGCCTTGTCTGCATTAGTTACTTGCATCTACTTTCCCTTCTGAAATAAAATATAGTTTTTTCATAATACTTTCTACATCAGGTTCTGTCATGTATGGCATTACATCATCATCACCAGACATAATGCCAGGCAATCTCACAAATTTATCTGTCTCTGCATCTATCACTGCAATTTCATACATTCCAGTTTTACCGAAATGTATTACTGACAAGATATATTGACCAAATGTCATTCTTGCTCTGGACATGACCTTTGCTGTATCTCCAAGCACATTGGCAAGTTCTTGTTGTTCTTGATCAACCATGAAAGTCAAATCATCAAAGTTCAACATCATCATCCCTCACTATAAAGGTTACTTTTACTAAATTTTCTTTAGGTGCCTTCTTGATATAAAATTCAAGACCAGACTTTGCAAGAATTTGTCTCAATTGAGATAAGGTAGGATCGTTTGACCTAACTATTGCTGAGTTCATCAGAAAGATCCCTCTGCATATTCTGTTCCATATAATTTGCAACAGTTTTATAGTTATCGGCCATAAGAGATAGTTCAGTTAAGATATCATTTCGGTCTTTACCGAAATTCTCACTACGCCTAATGAGACCTTCTAACTGTTTTGCGAATTCCCAATATTCTAGCATGAATCACTCCTTACATTATGTACTACCATAGTACCAGAAAATTTAGGTTATGTCAATGAATTTTTTTATATTAATTGAACCAATGTGTACAATCGTCACATGGATCATCCCACTTGTGCGGAATTTCGTCCAATTAGTCTCCCTTGTTATTCTTCTTCGCGCATTTTACGCAGCATGTAATCGTAGTATCCTTCACGGACACCACACACATCTTCGCGAAATTTGTATGCATCATCAGAATTTTCAAATGAATAACTATTTATATCCCAATCAGTTTGTCTAGATAATTTCCATTGCCATGATTCAAGATTCTCTTTACACCATGCCTCGGCTTTGTTACGTAGACCATCTTCAACATTTACTTTTGTGCCGGGCAACCACTTTGCCCTGTATTGTGCAATATCTAACGGTTTCATGTCGTATTAATCCCTATCTCCTCTAGTAGTTCCTTTGCTATGAATGTTTGGTTTTCCATCTTTTCAATCTCTACATCAATTACTGATAACTTTAACATTTCACAAAGAGTCTCTACTTTTTGTTTCTGTTTTGTTGGTAAACAATGTTTCCATAACTCCAATTCTTCTTGACTATCCATCACCCACATTATATCTAATAATGCACATGACTCAGGGTCGAGCCCATCAATTGAGAGTTTTATTGGATCTTGCATTCACTGTCTCCTCGAATTCTTGATATCCACCTACATGACTGCCATCCACTAAGATTTGTGGTACAGTCCTAACATCGGGAAAGATTTTAATAAACTCATCCCTAATATTCACATCTTCTAATTTTTTGTATGTTACATCATAATGCATGTTTGATGCGAGAGTCAATGCTTTTTCACACCAAATACAATTTTCTTTTCCGTAAATGATTACTTTGTTAATCGCCATCTTCTTTCTCCGGCATATGATATTGTACAACACTAGGATTGTTCCATGTGAGTGAGGCCTCTACTGCCTCCTCCTTTGTGTCATATAGTTTTGGACTACTACCTGTCTGCCATGACACACCATCACATACATAAATCCAATCGCCTGGATCTGGTTCGATCATTACTGCCCATTTCGGCATGTTTTATCCTTCTCTTTTCTTTCTAGACTCCTTGAGTACCTTTGCATATTCCATTTGTTTTTTAGTGCGTCTTGTGCCCTTAACAGGAGTACATTTTTCTTCGAGTAACCTATGATATATTTGCACAAAAGATTTCCAGTGTTTTTGAGTATCATTATATTGTGCATTATATAATATACCCCAATCTTTGTTTATATCGCAGTGTGATATGACATGTTTACCATGTTTAGTTTCTATTGTAATTCCATATTTCGCACCACCAGGCATTGTGATTTCATCTTCTATAAGAGAGATATCAAACTTAGGACTTGGGGGTTGTTTTGGATATGTCTTTACCTTTCTTGTTTTTTTGGGTTTTGCAGTTATCTTTTCTCTTGGATATCCTATTTCCCATGGTTGTAATTTTTCTGGTGGTGGAGTTGCATCCTTTGACTTGGATGCCTCCATCTCGGCCTTTGTCCTACGTTTCCTTTTAGTTTTTGTAGGTTGTTTCTCTGCAATCCTTGCAGCTTCCATTTCCGCCTTTGTGCGTCTTTTACGTTTTGGTTTTTCTAAAACCGCCATGTATCAATCCTTATGCCAGACTTTTCCCATTGGTATAACTGTGGTGGTATCAATATAATCACCTTCACTAAAAGTTCTTGTAACAACAGTTTTTACAACGGTTTCACCATCACGTACTGAATACGTTACAAATTCTTGACGCAAAACATTTTCAGTTTCTGCGTCAACTGCACCTTTCATTGGGCCATCTTCCATTACCATTCTTTTCTATCCTCTTCCTCGCCATATCCGGCAGAATATTCACTGATTTGTTTTTCTGTCATTTGATCTTCCCCGATACGAGGCGATTGATATGTATTGCCAACGTAGTAGTGTGGTTCAAATGGTCTATCATAATATGCATCTGCACTACCTCTATCATACGGGCCACCATGTCTCTCACGATCCATTGTCAGATCTTCATGTAAGATGTATGGTTCTGATTTTGAATTATGTGGTATGCTCATTGGAATATTTATGCAACCTCTGAATAAGGTTGCATCGTTTGCATCACCATATCAAACTCTTGGTGATACTTATTAGTTGGCAAATTCATAGTGTGACACGCAAAGGAACCGCCGTATGCAAGGTCGTATTCATCAAACTGTTGTGCCTCTAGTAACCAGCGAATTGCAGTTTCACGAGTCTTTGCACCCCACGAAATCATTTCTGCAATTGATTTTTCAAAGTTAGTGACTATCAACAAATCTTCGGCCTCTTGTTCCTGTATTTGTTGCTCAATCATTGCACCATATTCATTACACATGACATTTAACTGTTCGTCAGACATGGTAGTGAAGTCAAAACTCCGAGCGTATGATTTAGATGTTGCCTCGGCAATAGTATAATATGCGTCCTCCTCTAGAGTTTCACGCATGTATTGTTCAAGAGTAGTACACCCCCGATCAATCCAATACTGCTCATCAGTTGGAATCATACCCACCCAACGACCTTCTTCTGCATCCATCCATGCTTGAGATTTTGCATTTGCGGAATTGATGTAGTCGATAAGAGCCTGTTCCATATTAAAGTCCTCCAAGTAAATTAAGATCCTGTTACCAAATTCCAAACGCCGTTACCTTGCGTTTCCAAATCTTCAATAAAGATATGATGATCTTTGTTTCCATCACTATCAACCGAATTTCGTATGACAGCATCACAAGCTTGCCAGATATCCCCCCAAGTCTCACCAGTACAAACTGCAGAGGCATCATAACCCCACACTTCACATTTGTTCTGAATAGTCATAGGAGTTTTGAAGGGATGTTTGTTACCCATTTTGATGTTCTCATCATAAATAGACCACCGTGTTTCAAATCCACAACCGGCACCATATGTGTCGAAATAGTCCATTTCTTTCATGAATTCTGCATCAGTCTGTGTCATTCGAATCACCTCTCTTGATTACCTATACATTATCACATATTAAGAGAACAATGTCAAGCACTAATTTTTTCAAACCCACACATTGCAACTTCATACTTGGTGTTACCAATTAACATTTGATCTCCCATGGATGTAGAACGCAGGCCCCATGACTGTCCACGGTCATCAACTGGTAGGGGTGCCATAACAGTTACGTTCTCATTATAGTCACCGTTTTTACCACTAGACAAAAACTCTGATTGGATACTCCAAGAACCCATCACGTTATTTGTCCAACGATATGCATACTCCAGTTGTTCTTCAACTGACATGGCATCATCAACTTCAACTAATGCAACTGTATTTGGAGCTTGTTCAAAGGCGGTATGTATCACTGCAACTTGCATATTTCTCTCTCTTTCTCAATTTATACTTTACTATAACATATGATTCGTTTAATGTCAAGCATTCATTTGGCATCGGTGCAGGGAGTCGAACCCCAGCTTTCAGTTTTGGAGACTGACGTGCTACCGTAACACTTCACCGATCTATTGCATATTCAACATTCTTTTTGAGATACCATTTCTCTATGACAGGTAAACCAAACTCATCCTCATCAACGCATATGTAAGCCACTGTCTTCTTCACATTCGCATATCGATATCCAGAATCATTTATCTGTCCACCACCTACCCAAACCTTATGTGGGAAATCTTCATTGATATTGTTAATTGGATCATCATTCAGAGAATACTCAAAATAATTACCAACTTCTTTTTCAGTGAAGCAACCTATCGGGGATTTGGTATATGTGTAGTATCCCATTTTATTGAATTATCTCCATTCCAGTAAAACCTTCTTGCGACCAACCACGATCTTCTGCGTGGGCATTAATGATAAAATTATAATCCGAACTTGGCCACAATCCTGTTTTTAAAGCATATGATTTCATGTCAGACTGCACCATAATAGATTGGGAGCCCTGTGCGGATTCTGCATTAATCCGATTATTTTCGTCTTCACAAAATAACACATCATTCATGTTCATTTGTACTGATTCCTTTCTTATTACACCACTATTATATGGGGTTTCGTAGAGATTGTCAAGCATTAATTTAAGTTTTATAAATAGTTGTTCGATCTAATTGTTTTTGAAAGGAAATACCATGTATAAAATTCTTATACTTGTTACGATTATATTGTTTCCAACTTTAAGTTTTGCACAACAAAAAAATAAACCAGATTTTAATTTACCAACCCTTATTCAGTGTGGACAAAGTTCTGCAGTGTGGGATATGTTACAAAATAAGTATCAAGAAGAACCTTTTGCGCTTGGTGTTGGTACTTTAATTCGAAATGATGGCCTCCCAGTATCTGGAGATCTGGTAATGTGGACAAACAAAGACAAAAAATCTTTTACTGTATCAGTTACCTTCCCAGAGGTGGGTGTTACATGCATGATCGTTAATGGTAGAGAATTTCAATTACTAGATGGTTTCGAAACAAAATCTGGACTAAGACTGTAAAGTTCTCTCAAGTAGAGATATCTCATCTTTAATTTTCAGTTTTTGTTGTTTCAATCCCTTTACCAATGATTGATGCCTCTCGCCGCGATTTAGATTATCATCTATATTTAAGATTGTATCATCTATTTCGCGGTGTCTCTTGGTCAACCATTCAATTCTTTTTTGCGTATCATTCATTATAATATTCCATATCTGTTATAATCTCATCACCTTCTCTATCATATGCAATTTCAAGGGCCATTGATTGTACTTGATCTAGCATATGTTGACATGCACCTTTATCATAACTATCTTCTGCGAGATTGCTATATTTGTTCCTTTCGCGGTGTAGTAAAACTGCGATATCTTTCATTGTATTCAATTTTTTTATCAGTTGTTCTACTGAATGTTGCATATAAACCTCCATTGCTACTAATATATATTGTTTTTGGTGAAATGTCAATAGAAAATAAATATAAATAAAAGAGAAAATGGTTTGGAGATAGATAAAAAATGGCCGATTCACTACTCACTTCTTCAATAACCGCATTACGTACTAAGATTATCAATGACATTGCTTCGGCAAGTGTAAAAGAATTGGTTCATCTTGCACGTTCTGCGAAGGCACTAGGACTTACAGAAGATACATCTGTGGAGTCTGCGATTAATACGAGGGCAAACGCTCTCACATCTGGTGCCACAGTTGAAGAAATTAAAGATCTAGCACAGGCAGTAAAACAAGTAAAAAATGACGTTGCTGGTAGTACTATTTCTAGTGCGGATGATATTATTGATGGCGTTAATAATAAATTTTTATCAACCGCAAATTTAAATACAGAATTACAATCACTAACTACGAATATTAAACCAGATGCAGATGTAACAAGAAATCTTGGAGAAGCACTATATAAGTTTAATACAGTATATGCAGGGAAGGTAACGGGATTACTTGCACCTCTGGATGCAAACGATGCCGCAACTAAATCTTATGTAGATTCTAACGTATCAAGTTTCAATCCCGCTTCGGTATCACAAAGTATTATTCCAGACACAAATGAAACTTATGATTTGGGTACATCATCACTAAGATTTAGAGATGCATATTTAAGTGGAAACACTATTCATCTTGGTAATGCACAAATTACATCAGATACAAATGGTTTAGTTTCTTTACCAGCTGGATCTAAAGTTGGTACTGACCCTGTACCTACACAGATTAATGATTTAACCAATGTTGATACTGATGTTGCACCAGAAGCATTAGAAATACAAGTCGATTCACCAGATGCTGGACATGGTCACGCTTGGATATGGACATGGTTGCAATCTTCTCTACCATATGCTCGTACTCCAATCACGAATTCTGCACAAACTGTTGTACCATTATATATGCAAGGTTCTTATCAAATTAATAACTTTGCACATACAATTCATGGTAGTATGACACAAGCACACACATTCAAACTGAAGTGGATTGAAGGTAGTGGAGATGACAACCTTATTAGTTGGTCAACAAGTCAGGTAGTAAGTGATTCTCATCCAGATATCAATAGTGGTACAACACAAGATGTACAAAGATTGACAGTAAACGTACCATCTACTATCACCCCACCCACTTTAACTGCACCATCAGTTTCATATACAGTTGGACATACAACAGGTGCATATGTATTCTCTGGTACAAATGTGGGCAACAATATCGAAATCGGGCCATTCTATCGTGGTGGTACATATACGGTAAATATCAATGCAACTGGCCATCCATTTTACTTTACAACTGACAACGGAACTAATTATTCATCTGGCACATATTTTGGAGAATGGACTTCAGGTGTAACTGGTTCTCGTACAGAAAGTGGTACTATTACATTTACTGTACCATCAAATGCACCAGATACACTTTATTATCAATGCGGTATTCATAGTGCAATGCGTGGTACTATCAGGGTACGTGATCTTGCGGTAGAAACTAATGAAAACGGTAATTACATCATTTATGGACAACACTCACAAGAAGGACATGAACAAAAAATTGAATTGCGTCCTATTCCTACACTCACATCTCAAATGTGTCTTGTTTATGATGCAAATACATCAAAGTTTGTACCACAAGATTTAGCGACTTACGTAGAGAACACACCAGCATTCAAAAACAAAATTAAAGAGGTTGCTGGTACTGCAACATTGGTTGCACCAGATGGTACATCTCTAGTTGCAAGTGTTGAGATTTATAGTGATGCAACATATCTACCAGCCGTTGGCAACACTATAGGAGATATTGCATTTGTAGAAGATACTCAGAAACTATACATTTATAAAAATGCAACAGATTCATGGGTAGAAACAATTTCCCAATCAGACCTTACGGGCCTTGCAACGGAAAGTTATGTAAATTCTCAGGTTTCATCAAATACATTCTCTGGAAACTATAATGATTTGTCAAATCAACCATCAATTCCATCTATATCAGGACTTGCAACAGAAAGTTATGTAAATTCTCAGGTTAGTAATGCGTCAATAACACAAACTGTTAATATGGCACAAAATGGTACACTCGCACTAACTACAGGTGTGACAAGATGGTATGCCCCAGATGATTTAACAATATCTAAGATTAAAGCTAGAATAACTACTGCTGGAAATGATGTGTTAAGAGTCGATATCAAGAAGAATGACGTAAGTTCAAAAATTATAAATATAAGCGCAGGAAGTTTAGAACAAACAGAAACATCTGGATTTTCAATGAATGAGGGTGATTATCTTACAATTGACATCACAAATGTGGGTTCAACGCCGGGCGAAAATTTAAATGTTCAAATATTTTATACAACATAATAGGAGTTAAAAATGCCAATAACAGATACAGCGACTATCGAAGAATATATGGGAAAGTATGCGATTCAGTCACTAAATAATACAATAGACGATGATGGACAACTTGTTGTCGAAACACCACTTGCAACACCAGATTCGATTTCAGTGTTTACAACTGATAGTGCAACAGAAGATCAAAAACAATTGTCATACTTAGTTGAAGATCAATCATCGATTGCATATGGTTCTGGGAATGAAATCTTATTCTTAGGAACTGTTGCATTAAAAGACGAAGATAACGTATGGACAGAGGTAACGGAGTAAAAAAATGTATATACACTTAGAATTTAAACCAACAGGATCGACAAGTACATCCCAAGCTGAACAAATTTGGTCAGCGGTATGGAATACAATCAAAGACACTCCAACAATTACTACGATTGCACAGTTTGGTGCCGCAGTAAGTAGTGGAAATCTTATCGATACTGCATCATCATATATTGTTGGTACAAAACCATCAAATGGAATTTATACTTCTGCTCAGAATTATACTTCGGGTAGGTGGGAGTTTACCAAAAAACACTACGATCATGCAAATAAAACCAGTACAAACACCCAAACAATGAAAATTACTCTGGGGTGGAGTTCATCAATTGGGTTTGCGATGGGAGTTAACGACAAGTACAGAGCAAACCCATCTTCAGAAAGCGATTACATGACGATGGCCTCAAGTAGTATTGAGATAGGTGATAGTAACATGTACAATTGTCGTTCAATAGATCTTAACATCACTGATTGTAGTTTCACATTTGCAGCACATGGCGATCCAAACAATCAACAATTCCAACAACCTATTGCGTTTAAACATTGGGGGGATTATCCAACTGTATCAGATTATGATGATTATCATGTTGACGTAAATGATAGATATTATGCTGGTTGTATGCTCTCTGCCGGTTCATATGGTATTGTATCAAATGGTAACACTTCGATTACTGCGGCATATAGTTTATATAGATTCCAGATGTTTGATGAGACACAACAATATAGAAATACTACCCAGACCAATGGTGGTTATCATGTGGGATGGTCTTCTAGTAACTACACTAGTCAATATCAAAATTATTTATTCATGACTCCAATGGGCAGAAAATCGGTAAGAGAAACCCCAACTAATGCTGGTTTTGCATCTCTATTACATCCATGTTATGTTACACCAACATTTCAAGATTGGAACTACCAATCGCCACAACAAAATGACACTCGATATGGTCAGATGTTAGGGATTTATAGAATTGCCGACAACATGGGTACTGCGAACCAAGGCAACAGATTGCAAGTTGGTAGTGATTATTATAGAATTATCAAAGGCGGCATGTCAGGAAGTCAACCGGCGGATCATGGATATCGCGTATGTTGTTACGCAGTACCAGAATCTAATATCACTGGTCCATAATAAATGACCGTAGGGCACAGTAACACAAATAATCTCAGCTCACCCAGTAATATGGGTCAAGCTGAGATTCTTTTGGCGTCAGGTGGAGTTTCTTCTATATTGAGTCCATCTGATGTGACACAATATGATATTAATTTAGCGCCGGGTGGCGTTTCTTCTATATCTAGTGTTGCTGGTGCAGCTACAATTGTAGGAGAAGATGGAAACAAAGTTGAATATTTGGGAACCCCCCCTTCAGTAACACTCGAACATGCTGGAATGAGTGAACCATATGTATTTTTGTTTTATGGTACAGCACCAGCAAACCTTGTACCTACTGGAATAACTGAAGATATTCCAAGACTTTTTGTTGATGGTTCAAACTTACTCAAATCTGGTGGTAAATGGGATTTAAGTAGAACTTACTCTGGTGGTGCAACAGATGATATTGCTGGTTCTGAGACAGGACTCGAACCAGATCTCGACAGTCCTATTACTGCAATGGGCAATGTACAAAATCTGCAAACGCCACTTATAGCAGAACAATTTTCTATAACTATTCCCGCCACCAATTTGGGATTGAACATTATTAGTCCTAATGTTGGAAAGTGGGTAGGACAAGATGGACTACCACTATTATTTACTGGTGTTAGTGATGATAGAGCAATCGCAGAACACATCAGAGAAGATGATGATGAAGAAGAAGTAGTCTCTACAACGCAAATTTGGTTCTAAAAGGATAAAATAATGGCAGATGCAAATCTAAACACATCTATATCAGCTCTTACGGCAGAAATTCTTAGTAATATACCTAGTGCTGGTGTCGAAGAGTTGCTCGCACTTTCGCGTTCTGCCGCTGCATTAGGACAAAAAGAAAATTCTAGTATTGAGACTGCACTAAATTCAAGGGTTAATCAACTATACTCATCTGCAACTCCAGAACAAATTAAAAAACTAGCTGATGCAGTAAACAAACTTAGAAATCCAACTAGTGTTGAACAACAAGTTGGTAATTCTGACAATTTACCAGAAGGAACGACAAATCTTTACTACACAGACACAAAGGTACAGACTAAACTTGGTAGTGTATCAGGACACATCTTACCCGATTCTAATGAGACATATGATTTAGGTAGTGCAACCAATAAGTTTAGAGATTTATATTTAAGTTCAAATACAATTCATTTGGGCGATACTACAATTTCTTCTGATGCATCTGGGATTGTAGTTGATGCATTAAAAGTTGGTACAAATCAAATTGATCTTGATAGTGAAGGAAATTTGAGATTGCCGTCTGGTACAGTACCAAATGATGTTCACGACTTAGATAATGTCACATTAGACATACCACCAGAAACTTTAACTATTGCAGTAGATGCAAATATGGCCGGCGGCGGCGCCGGAATGGATTGGTTGTGGAGTTGGGATGCAGGGTCTTTACCATATGCCAGAACAACTATTCGAAATCAAACACAATCAAATGTGCCAATTTATAACCAAGGTACGTATACCGTGTTTAATTTCGCGGCACATGATTTAACCGATACTTCATTAACTCAAACTCACAAGATTTATCTAAAGTGGGTTGATGGGCCTGGTACTGACAACCTAGTTTCGTGGGCAACATCTACATTGAATGTACAAGATATTACATTTGATAGTGTTAGGGGTGGTTCCGAAACAGAAGTGCAGAGAATAAATATTTCTGTACCATCAACCATAACACCACCAACTTTAACGAATCCATCAGTTTCATACGATGTTTCTTTTGTTAATACTGGTAATTATACTTTTGGTGGTAATGCATTTGGTGATAATCCAACACTGACTCCATTATATCGTGGAGGCACCTATACATTTAATGTTGATGCATCAGGGCATCCATTCTATTTGACAACTGATAATGGTGCAAACTTTATTAGTGGTTCATATGTAGACGAATATACTAGTGGAGTCACTGGTTCTCGTACAGATGTTGGTACTGTTACATTTACTGTGCCCATGGATGCACCAGATACACTATTTTATCAGTGTGGAATTCATGGTGCAATGCAAGGCGAGATTGCAATCAAAGATCTTGCTGTGGAAACTAATGTTGATGGTAATTATATTTTATATTTTCAACATGATCAACAGGGCCATAAAACACCAGTAGAAATAAAACCAGTACCTACTATTGTAGGACAGGTATGTTTAGTATATAACTCGACTACACAAAAATTTGAACCGCAAGATTTGGGCGTGTATTTAGAACAAACAAATGTTTTTAAAGAAAAAGTTAAAGATGTCGCAGAAGAAAGAATTGTTGAAAAGGTAACAGATGATACTATTACTAATCTAACCAAAGTAAAAGATCAAACTACATTTGTGACAAATTTATATCAACAAGGCGAATTGCAAGTACATACTGGTACTGCAAGATGGTATGCACCATATGATTTAACTATATCAGACACTATACCAAAGTTGAATGTCTCGGCAGATGCAACTGTATCAATTCAAATAAATAAGAATGATGTTTCACAATCTTCAATAGATATCTTGGGTGGACAAACAACTGCATCACCTACGGGCACAAACAAAACATGGAATATGAATGCTGGGGATTACTTGACAGTAGACATCCTAACTATAGGTACTACAAATAAAGGCGAAGATTTAGTTATCCAGTTCAAATATAAACAAACATAAATTATAAATATAAGTATAAAATTTAAGGAGCATTTAAAATGTCTGTTTTTACTATAAAAGAAAACCAAATCTCGTTAGACGATGATGGAAACGAGGTACACGAAGTAGTAGATGTGTCACTTACTGGCGATCTAACTGATGGAATTTTTACAGCAACTGACGAAGATGGTGTAATTAGAATTAATCAACCATTCAATTTTGATGCAGACGGAAGCCGTACTGCATGGAATGACCTTGACGAAGCAATTGCTTGGGTTAAGACTAACAACGCAGCAGGAGAATAGAAATGGCTAAGGTATGGGATTACGAAGGAGATTATAATCGTCCTGTTGTACTTGAAGACCCAAGAGCAGGAAATGATGGATTCTACATTAACGGTGATAAACACGATAAAAATAGTTTAACGCCGCAATATAATAAAAGTATTAATTTTAACGACAATCCATCAGATGGTTCATGGGAACGAAATTATCTAGACAATAGAATTAATCATAACGGCCCTTACACTGGAAGTTCCATGGGTCTCGCTAAAATGCAAAATGGTGCGAATAGACCAGATGATAATAGCGCAGATTATGCAAACACACCAGACTCTGGCGCATGGATTGATATGTCATTAACCTGTACCTCCAACGGTGTAGGTGAAGGTGGATACAAAGGCGGTTCTATGCAAATGATTTCTGATGGTGTTGATGAGGCCCCTGTGTGGGCATATAATCAAAGTGCCACTTGTTATCAATTTGCATGGCCAAAGATGGAAAACACAACTAATTTGGATGACGTAAGACCAACTGCAAGACATGCCAACTGGAGCGACAATTATTCACATAGATACCATTTCTGGGGAAAAGCCTATGGTTCGGATAAATTTGTACCAGCATTGAGTCGTGGTGACGATGGGGGTTCGACCTATAATTATCCATCATTTAAACTAAAAGTTGGTTATCATAGCACATCTGGTTCTCAGTGGCCGAATAACTGGCCATCTCAGTATACTAGAGATGTTTATCAAATGGGTAATGATTGGACAGTACAATTTTTGGGTGAATCAAATGATGGTGGACTTTTGTTTGCTGGACAGCAAGCTTCTAGTGGTACAACTGGGAACTACATAAAAGTTGCAAAAGAGATGTGGACAAGTAACTATAATCCAACATCAACCAACATGTTTAATTATACCAATTCCATTGGACCGTCCGGCACCCATTCTGGTGGCAGCAACATGAACAGTAAAGAGATTGCATCCAACTTCTCTGAAGTAATGGACGATCCAAGAGGTGTTTCTGGTACTAATATGCTGTTTTATAAATCTTACTACGATCAGTATTACAACTGGCACCCACTTGTAGTTACTTGGGATAGATCTTCAGATACCTTTGCGGTAGAAACTGATATCTCTACGGATGTTCTGAGTAGTACTAAAGCAGATTTGAGTGGATTTACGGCATATACCGGCGCGCATCATCCTATGCAATGGAGTACTACTTCTTGGGTGAGTGGTGGAACTAGATATGTTTCTGAATTTAGAATTGACGGAAGATATACATTTCAAGATACAGATGAAGGGTGGAGAACTTGGGTTACATATTCAGTAGATGCTGCAAACCCAAAAGATCTTACATATCATAGCGATATTACAATGCCCTCAACACCAAGACAATGGGTTTGGTTGAATGATTCTCATACAATGATTGGGGTCTGGTTCACAAGTGCATTTAGGGTTTATGCATGGAATGATAGTACTGGTTGGACTGAAACATCAGTTGTCGATGGGTATATTCACGAATGTGGTAGAGATAGTTTAGATAGAATTTGGTATACAAAACCAAGCTCTGTATATGGTGGAGACTACCCAGAGTTACATCTATTAACACCAACATTACCTGTTTCTATTACTGTAACTCCAGAGAATACAAGTTACACATATTCTGGTAGTGATATTACTACATATATTGATGTAAGTGCAGTAAATGCATCAGGTACAAGAATTGCAACAAGTGTTAAACTCGTTATTGAAGGTTCTTCTATGACGTTTACTGATGGTACTACGACAAAAACTGTGACTACGTTAACAACTGGAGAGTTGCAAGTAGGTACAAAAGTTACTGGTGCTGGATTTACTAACGTTGCTGCATCTATCGAAATCTAAAGTAGGATAAGAAATGACAATTCAGGCCCTAACAGTTTCTGTAGAAACTAGTTTTAATACAGTTAACGCAGAAGCGGGGCCTGAATCACTTCCTAGTAATATTCAGGCATTTCCGCCCCTTTCAATTGAAATTAAAGATACTTCATCAAGACTTAATAATCCACTTGATGCAATAATTAATAATAAAGAAATACAAATCAATCAAGGTGTGTGGAATAATTTAAATCAAAATGTTCCACAATTTAATAATAAAATTGATATTATTGATGGTACAGATACTACTATTCTTGCAAAATATCCACCAAAAGCAATACCAATAGAAAATGGTACTTGGAATACTGGATTCGCCATAAAAAATGCAGATATTAATATCAATGTTGGAAACACAACAAATACATTAGAAACAAAAATAACAAATTCTAAAATTCCAATTCATGATGCATCTACCTTTAATTTTTTAGGTTCTTCTGTTAATGTGAATTATGCGTTTATTAGGGCTGACTTTAGTATCGCAGATGCAAGTAATCCAATGTTTAATCAGAGTTTTACAACCCCAGGCACATATTCTTGGACTGCACCAGCTGGAGTTACTTCAGTTAGTGTTGTTGCGGTCGGTTCTGGTGGTACTGGTGGACATCAATGGTCATCTGGTGGTGGCGGCGGAGGCGGTCTTGGATATAAAAATAATATATCAGTAACGCCTGGCCAATCATATACTGTAGAAGTCGGTGCGGCGGGCCCTACATTAGTATCGAATGCAACAAGTTCAACTGCGATGGGAAACAATTCATACTTTATTAGTGACACTACCGTTTGTGGATTTGGCGCAGGTCGCGGTGGCACCGATTCAACTGGTTCTGGAAATGGTGGTTATGGTGGTGGATATACTGGTGATGGCGGCGGCCGAGGTGGTAATGGTGGATATCAGGGAACTTGGACTCGAAGTGGTGGTGGTGCAGGAGGATACTCTGGACAGGGAGCCGATGGTGGTGATGGTGATGCCGGACAAGGTGGCGGTGGGGGTGCTGGACAGCATTATTCATCAACTTGGGGATCGCCCGGCGGCGGTGGTGTCGGACTTTTTGGTGAGGGAACTAGTGGCGCGGCGTCAACAACAACTGGCGAAGGTGGTAAAGGTGGATCTGGTGGTGGTGATGGTGATGATGGCGAACCTCTATCAAACAATAAAATCAGTAAGGGTGATATCGCAGGGGGAGAATTCGGTGGTGGCGGCGGAGGATCTGGTACTTCTGCAGGCGGTGGGCCCGGCGGTGGTGGAGCTGTTAGACTTGTTTGGACAACAGGTTCAAATACCATTGAGTTTCCATCAACTAATGTTGGATCAGTTTTATCAGCGTCATTCTCTCAAACTAATCTAGATCCTACACCAACTTTCTCAGGTACACTGAACACTCGCAATTCTTTTGATAGAGTAATAAAAAATCAAAACGTATCAACGATAAAGTCACCAACTTTATTTAATAGTTCATATGGTGGGATAAATAATACAGAATTAAAAATTGTTGATAATACTGATACTACAATTGAAAAAACTTTGACCAATAAAAAAATATCAATTGAAAATCCACCAAGTGATAGTAATGGTAGTTTTATAACTTCTAAAAATAATACTGGTATTAATATCAATCCAACAACTAAAGCACCTGTAGAAATTCCTATCTCATCTACATACATAGGTATAGAAGCCGATAAAGCCTCACTATCACCAAGTTTCTGTAATGCCGTTCAACTAGTAATATTTACGTCCAATCAAACACCATTGGGGTATTTTGAAAGAGATGGACATGGTTACTTTGAAACTATTACACCACAGAATGACCCAAGAATTGGTTCTGGAAATAGTGGTGGTGATGATGGAGATGCCGGCGGCGGTGGAGGCGGAGTAGGTAGTGGTCCTATTCAGTCTTGGAGTTAATCAGTAATAATATTATAGATTTCTTTCCAGTTCCGAACCCGTTGAGCACTACCATGATAATATGTGTTGTGGTCATGGGCAACCAGTAAACTGTGCAAACCGTTATCAAGTCCAACTGCGGCATTCTCAGGTTTATCTTCAACCCAATAACAACCAGTACCATAATACTCGGCAAGAGCCTCGTCTTTGTCGGCACCAGTGTCTAGATAAACATACCGTTCAAACGCACTATCACCAAACAGTTCCCGAAGGTTCTTAGTCCGAAGGTGTTGTGCATATTGATCGTTACTCAAACTAGTAATCGCATGGAAAATATAACCATGTTCTTCGTGGAGTTTTTTGACATACTTGATTGCATCCCGAAGGGGAGGTAATTTCCGTATCCAGGCACTCTCGTTAAACATCCGAATCAACCGTTTACTTTCTTTCCGATCAAGTCCATATTTAACGTCCATTTTATAGTCACCATGACTCATGACTTGATACCCATGCCGGGCCATCCAACAGTCAAAGGCATACTCCCAATCAAGGAGCACACCATCACAGTCAACTAGTATTGTTTTTTCTTTATTTGCAATCATTATTTACTTTCTCTAACTTACATATACAATATAACTGATTCGCACATGAAAGTCAAGCATTATTTTACCGAAGGTAGTTAGGTCCTGTCCATTGAATATCATAATCTTCAAAGACATTTCCCCGAGCGGCATTCCGAGCAGGAGCATTCCACCCTGCAGCTTTCAGAATATCACCATACTTGAATTTCTTGTCATTATTAACAGCAACAACAAAACCCCAAACAGAACCATTGGTAATAATTTTGATGTACTTATTACCTTCATTCCAAGAGATTTTTTCGTTGAATTGTGCAATCATAGTTTCATTGATTTCAGACAACTCTTTAGTGTAATTTCTAGAAGTCCACCGCAAGTAGTCTTCTTTGATGTTTTCAACAAGAGTGGTTATTTGATTTTCAATGGTCATAGATTTCTCTCTCTTTTCTCTAACTTACATATACAGTATATGATATAATGACCCAAGAGTCAAGCGTTTTGAGTAAAAAAAGTGAAATATAAGCCTTTATAAAACAAAGACTTATATTTTTTTTTAAAATTTATTGAGATATTTTGCAATATGACCCACAAAGGGAAGTAACATTATTGCCATTAATAGGTTCATTCCTGTATGTGCCATTGCGATTCGCAGGGTATCTCCTTTTGGAATTCCATCAGATACGAACAACCCAGCCAACCAGATTGTGCCAGTTGTACCTATATTTGCACCAAGAACACATGCAATTGCAGCGGGCAATGGTAAAGCTCCAGAGGCAACTAGTGCAATAATTGCAGTTGTTGATAAACTAGACGATTGCCATAAGAGTGTCATGATAATACCACCAAAGAACATATAAAGTGGGTTGCCTAAAAAGAATGATAGATGTTCCATATTCCCCATAGACTTCATACCACCAGAGAATGTTTTAAGACCGATATAAAAAATAACAAGTCCGATTAAGGCAGTTATGACAGGGTTTCCTAAATCCATTTTACTAACTTTCTTCCAAAGTTTTTTATGTTGTTTTTTCACAGAGAATTCCTTTCTTGAAAACTCACGCAAATAGTTATATCCAAATTTTAGGATAAAATTCAGTTTTTGTCGTATCCTTATCGAAAAGATACCAACAAGAATTATCTTTACCAGTATGTTTTGAACCTTCAATCCATTTAACTCTACCAATAGATACTATCTTACTGCACATAGGCAAATATGGTGTTGCCTGTTTTGTGTGCATCCAATCCGCATCAAAGAGTAACCATGTAGGTGCCTGCTTGGTAAAATGTAGAATCATAGGATGTAATAACCACCTAGTCCAAGGTGGATTTGTAATAATTAAATCCACATTTTCTGGAATTGTAGAATCGAGTGCATCTTTCTTTTCTACCCAATCAACTTGGGGGTCACAATCAGATGCACCTATTGATTTGCCGTTTGTAAGGCCTTCTGTAAACTTTACAAGTCTACCATCCCCTGCACATGGTTCCCAAAATGTGAAATCATGTTGTGGTAAGAATGGAATTAGAGGACGAAATGCATCCTCTGGAGTAGGATACAAATCATTTTTTCTACGGCGAAATTCACTACGTTTACCCATCTTCGTTATTATCAAATTTAGGAGTGAATGTTTCCATTAGAGCTTCAATATCTTCTATTTCTCCGGCAACTTCACTCATATTCTGTTTATGATAAATCCTAGACATTTTACGTAAAATCTTTTTAGGAATATCAACTTCTTCTGCCAAGTTTTCGATTGCTTCCTTGACAAAACTTCTTTCACCCTCAGTACGTGTATACGAATTACTAATTTCTTCCATACACTCACGTATTTTTTTCTGATCTTGAGGATTTGATGGGATTATTATACCAGACATATTTCACCTTAGATAATTAATTAAAATGGGCCCGTTCTGTTACTAAGTGGAACCCATACTCTAGTTTAACTACTTATGCAGCGCGTAGTGCAGCATGTCCAGCGGCAACAACTGCGCGAGTAGGCGTACCAATCATATATTTCATATACGACTTGCCATCAAATGATGATGTACGTTTATTGAGATAGATTGAATACCCCTCACTACGAAGTTTACTAATCACCGCACGTACATTTTTCACACCATATCGTGCAGAAATTTGTTTTGCGGTTAATTGAGCACCACTCAATAGGGCGTTTGCTACTCTAGTAGTTTGAGTTTCTTTTCTAGTTGTATTAGTCATATTATATTCTCCTGTAGATTACATGACAAAGTTTCAGTTTTAAGTCTTTTGGTTTCGGTAGAACTCACACCGATACATTAGAAATGTGTCAGAATCTACCTGTCATCATTTCCATATGTTCTAATTTCATTAAGGCCATTTCTTCGTTTGCAGTCAGAAGTTCGGATCCATATATTTCTTCCCAATATTCTTTACCCATTCTACCATACGAGTTGACATATTGTTCCTTTGTCATCCACGTAATATCTTCTTCCATCGCAAAAACAAACTGACCCATTTTACTCATTTTCATCTCCAAATAGTCTATTCACTTTTTTAGATTCCCCCATATAAAGACACCATAAGGCGGCAGAAAATATAAGTATAGAGGAAAATCCAACAATACCACTTATTAGTTGATATCCATTTACATACATTTGTATGGAGGCAGTAATACCTAATATACCAGTAATGGGGGCATAAGGACCAAACATTACTGCACCTTCTTCCGAATAATTCAAAGTGTGTACAATCTTAATATTACCAGAAAATACTGTCAATGGAATTATAAGGGATATCCATGGCAATGCAAATATTGCCATGGGATTGTGAAAGGAGGCCAATAACAAGACTGGCAAAATTAGGACAATTGGTAGCATTATGATTCCACGGTTGCAGATACTACACTATCAACACGAAATGCACGCCATGCATCTTTATCTAAATCCCACACCGAACGAGAATCTAAATTCACTTTCTTTGTAGAAATTTCCGCAGCTGCAGGCGGCAAGAAATCTTCTATGAGGGTACAACGCATATTTCTAGTTTCACCATTCAATTTTGTGAATTGGACATTCACAATATTAGTTTGTAACATTTCTGTTAAAGTTTCAAAATTCATAAGAGTCATCCTTTCTTGATTAAGTTATATATACGATTATATCCGATTATATCCGATTTGTCAAGTAATTTATACTGCCATTTCGGCTTTAATTGCATCATGGTGTCTGTAATTTTCCAATTTAAAATCATCAACAGTATAATTTCCCAGATGTTTGTCTGGATTAATCCAAAGTTTTGGGAACATGTATGGTGTGCGTTTGATTTGTTTCTTTACCGCATCGATGTGGTTATTGTAAATATGCACATCTCCACCAATCCATATTAACTCTTTGGCATAGTAACCAAGTTCCTTTGCAATGATATAAGTTAACAGAGAATAACTTGCAATATTAAAAGGTACACCTAAAAACAAATCGCAACTTCTTTGATACAATGCACAAGAAAGTCCACCATCTTCACTTAGATGAAATTGACACATTAAGTGACAAGGTGGCAATGCCATCTTATCAAGATCATCAACATTCCATGCAGACAAAATATGTCGGCGACTACGTGGATCTTTGACTAAGTTAATCAACAATTCCCTTATTTGGTCAGTACCATTCCAATCTCTCCACTGTACTCCATATATAGGTCCAAGAATACCATCATCATACCCTAACTCAACACCCTGTTTGTTTGCATTCGCCGTCCAGATAGTTTTCTTGTCTTTTAACTCATCTCTATCTTTGTTATAATGAATTTCTGCTAGGCGTCTTTCATCATCAGAACCTTCAAGAAACCATAAAAGTTCTGAAACAACACTTTTAAATGCAAGTTTCTTTGTTGTTAAAACTGGTATTTGTTCTTTCAAGTCTATATTTAATGTTGCATGAAAAATTGACTTTGTACCAACTCCAGTGCGGTCTTTTCGATCTTCGCCGGTATCTAGTACATGATATAATAAATCTTGATACTCAACTTCCCATATGTTACCGTATCTATGCAACATTTCCATTTCTAAACTCATCCGTACACCTTAAACTGCAAATCGTCAAAATCACTTTGGGCCAACCACATGCGTTTACTTTTCATCTTATCTAAATTATCTTTAGGTATAAAAGTATCACAATCATATGAATCTGGAAATTCTGTTATATAAAACCTATCGATTAAATCCCAATATTCAGTAAGTACTTTTGCACCACCAATGATAAACAATTCTTTATTACTATTTTTTTCTAACCAAGACCTAGCATCGTGAATAGACACCGTGTCTAAATTTTCATAATATGGTAAACTATTTACTTTACTAGTAATTACTACATTATGTCTTTTAGGTAATGGTTTGGGCATATTGGGGTCATCCCAAGTATTTTTGCCCATAACCACTATCTTATTTGTTGTGTGAGAACGAAACCATCTAAAATCTCTATCGTTCTTTGGCCATGGCAAAGTACCACCTTTACCAATACCGCCATTTGCATCCATTGCAAAAATGGCATTAATCATTGCATAACCATTGGTTTTCGTTTTGGGTCTCCCCAATGATCTTTTGCATTTACTTTAATAAATTTTTTATTGGTTTCGTTTTTATTTGGATTTTCAACAGTCAAGACTACATTCTTACCCAACATCCAAGCTTTTTGTTGATTTAGAATTCGACGTGTCGCATAATCTGGATCGTTTTTACTGCGACTCTTTGTAGTACCGTGAATACCTTTACTGGTTTCTCCAGAACGTAATCTTTTTTTACCCATGTTGCAATTCCTTATATGGTTTTAAGGATTTTGCATAAGAACGAGCATTATCTTCATTTAAGAAGAATTTAGTCGTTACTTCGGGTCCACCTTCGCGCGACCAAGGTGATGAGAAATCGATATGTTTTACCTCATATCCATAAATTTCTCTGCGATCCCCCACATTTTTAACTTTTACAATATGTGGACTTCTTTTCTTTTCCATTTTATATTCACTCTTCATATTACAGTTGATTTATTCAATATAACAAATGTTTATTCTTTTGTCAATGGTTTTTCGCAGTTAGTTAAACAATATTTATTTAACTGGTTATTTGCCGTTTCACACAAATAGGTAATTCCGCCAGCACAGATTACTACAAAAATTAAAAAGTATGTAAACTTTGACTTTATTTCCATAGTGAGTAAAGACATGGTAGTTCCTTAGGCGTTACTTGTTTCTTTTGATAATAACTCAGGGAAAACTTCACGAACTAATTTTTCTGTTACACCAGAAATTTTGAATTTTTTACATATAATCTTAACCAAGATTTTTGCATCTTCTGCATTCAAACTTTCTAACTGCCTGACTATTATTCTTTCTTTTTGTTTTTCAGAATGATTTTTCATATTTTCCGCATAAAACAAATGTATTTTACGCATAGCCAATGTCATATTACTAATTGATAATCCAGCTGGATCGTCTGCCGGAGTCCACTCAGGTATTGTTTTTAAAGAATAACCAAATTCAATATTATTTTCAAACATGTGAAATAATACACTTTGTAAAGTTCTATTATTGTTATTTATTAAAATATCTTTTTTAGCATTTGTAGATCTAGTGCCTTCAAGTTCTTGCACCAATTCATGAAAAAGTTTCATATTCTCGTTCCTTAAAATTTGATATCTCATCCATCATGAGTATCATCTTGTTTTCTATAAAATAGTTAAATACTTTTTGCATGTCACCTTCAGGAGTTTTACTAAACTGAGATAAAACTTCTTCTTGAATTTCATCGGGCACAAATGTCAAGTCAACTAGTTGTTCGTTTCTACGATAACGAGCTAACATATTTGCATCACAAAAATCTTCGGGTTGTCTAGTAGTGTCTAACCAATCTTCTAATTTTTTCTTTGAGAGAGGTTTTTGTCGTTTCTCATTTACAAAAACATCATCATCAGAAAGTACATTAGGAACACCATCTCCACGATCACCGCGAATAATATGTTCACGTATATATTTATAAGGATTTTCTGTTACTAAAAATTTCTTTAGAATAGGACTATATTGTGTCACATTAGGATATCGTTGTAACTGTTTAAAGTCTTTGTCACTTGAAATTATAAGTATTTTCTCTTTAGTAGAAAATTGTTTAGTAAGAGTACCAATGATATCATCAGCCTCAGTCCTATCTACTTCAATAATTTTATAGGGAAATACTTCACGCAAATCTTGTTTCGTCTGCGTAATAGTATTAAAGATAAGATTCCAATCATAACCAGAATCTTCTCTTGTCTTTTTACGTGTACCTTTGTAGTAAGGAAATACATCCTTTCTCCAAAAGTTTTTATTGTCACAACATATTACAATGTTGCCATAATCATTCGCAAATCTTTTCTTGATACTAAGAATACTATTTAGTATCATATGTTTTATCAGGTTTTGATCAAGCTCTTCTTCGTCAGACAACTTGTTTATTTGCACCATCAGATTTGAAATGACCACTTGATTTAGGTCGATCAATATCATAATATCACCATTATTTTGTTTACATTATTATTTATACACCAATTATAACATTAAATGGTGCAGTTGTCAAGACTAAAATGGTATTATTGCAAATCACTTTCAGATTTTCCAACAATTTTTACGATTTCTACGCGATTGAATGTAGTTTCGTCTTGCTTATCGTATTCATTAAACGAGTGTTTTTTAACCGTACCGTTAAAGGTAAAACATACTCCAATCTCTAACTCTGGTTTTTCGTCAGAAAAGAATACACCAAATTTATTGGTTCTAGTAATAAATTTATATACATGACGCAAACCATAGTCTGTGCGTACTTGTCGTACACCAAGAATTTTACCATACCAAACATCACGTTCCATTAGTTTACCAATATATTTGTTTTCCATTATATTACCTCAAACCATTCTGGGATATCTCGACCTGTCCAAATCATTTGGAAACGGTCTTGTTTTGTCTGATAAAATGCCTGATATGATTTAACAGGACATTCAAACATACATTCTGGGTTAGACTTCATTGCAAGTTTAAATGGTGTATACAAGTTTGACCAGTTAGTATGCGATGGAGGACGTTTTAGTATATCGCGCAATAAAGTGTCAGTAGAATGCACTTTATTGTACCTATAAGTGTACTCATCACACAACCCAACAAAATGTTTGTAGTGCCACTCATAGTTTGCATTACTTTCCATTGTCCACACTGTAGAAGGATGGCCTGGGTGTACTGCCTTGTATAGTACATTTTCCATGTTACTATTTGGATGCACCCAATACTTTACCATACGTTTGCCAGATTTAGATGGACGTTTGGTTTCCCTACCGTCTAACATACGATGTGCGGTTGATAACATTTGGGCAGATTCAACAATCATCTTCACGACATGTTTATCACATTGCAATTGTGCAGCAATTACAGGATTGTTATCTAGTCTGAAAATATTCATGTACGTACTCGCTGTTATTGACTATACGTATATATTACCACTATGATTCCGTATTGTCAAGTAAAAATTTACAAATATAATAAGAATCTACTATATCAGAAACAGGATTGCCTACTTTTTCACTTTTGATTTCAAATTCATCTTGCAGATTTCTACCACCATCAGAAATAAAACTCTCATACATCATTTCTTTTTTTGAATTTCCCTTACCACTGGCGAATTTTTTTATGACTGTAGGAGGCACTACTTGATATGATAATTCTGCCTGCCATAATTTCCATTTTAGAAGTCCGGCATTTTCTGCAATATGAAATACTTTTCCTGTAGAACCATAACTATAATCTTCTAATGCAATAGTATCAATTTCGTCTGTAATAAGAATGTCCATTACCCAATCAGAAATGAAATCATATCTTTCTTCTGCGCTCTCAAAATCTGATAGATTTTGTTGGCCATCAATATTTTTATAATTATAGTTTGAAAGTTTTTTCTTGTTAGATAAAAAGTATATCTTACATTTTTCAAAACTAAAGTCTTGTTCTTCACCAACATATGTACACACTGCTGGTGATGTTAAACTATAGTCTATTCCTCCGATTCGCCGTACCATTCTCTATCCTCATCCATATAAGAGTCACTGTCTAATATATAGTCATCCAGAGACTCCCCACAGGCGGGGCAGAATTTTACGGTTTCGTCTTCGTCTACGTATTTAACAATAAATTCAACGCCACAATAGTTGCAATCATGTAGTTGTTTATTCTTAGGCATAGTTGTGTTCTCCCAAATACCAGAAATTATTTAGGAGAACACTAATTTTAAAATAGTGTCTAAAAACCTACTTAAAAGGTAATTTCACACGCACCACCTTGACAAGCTACCGCACCCATTGTGTCAATATCTGTAAAGGTTTTATCTGTCAATTGATTTACGAAATCAATAGGTTGAATATTTTGTTGAATTTTTGTCCACTTATGCAATAAGAAAACATCTTTAAGACAATACTCAGCATCTTTCATATCTCCACCAAAATAATTGTCTGCAAATTTATTAAATCTGCGAATCCATTCTGCACGTAAGTCTGACAACTCACCTTGGAATTCAGATGGCATTTGTGCAATAGATGTTGCTTCCCATAGATCATTAAATCCTTTTCTAGTATCAACAATTAACCCTGCAGCAAACATCGAAGCACGGCCATGTTTTGCAACAATCTGTTCTTCTGTTAATACTTCAGTCATTGGAGCTTGGTTGAAATCTTTATCACCAGATCCAGATAAGAATGATACCCCTGCAAAGTAGTTTTTATTTGCAAAGAGATAACCTTCAACTTGACCCCACATATGTTCTGGCACTGTTACAGTATTTGATACATTATGTCTCAGTGTTGGATCTGCACACAAATGTTCATTTGTACCGGCCTCTACCCAATTTTGTTGTACTAGTTGTACTTTTTCAAGTAAATCCACACCAAATAAATCTTCTTTATATAGAGAACCTTTTGGTGAAATTACAGGAAACGCAATACAATAATCAGTACGATTGGTTGACCACACAGACTCCTCTACCATGTATGGATTAGTTTCTGCAATTAAGTTTGCAACTTCTGCCTCTTTATTCATCTGTACATGTCTAAGATATCTTGGAGAATGTTCGGCATGAATACCAGAAGCGGTTTCTAAGAGTACAGATGCATTACCAGATGGTTTTACGCATGTTGTACGTGCTGCAGCATTAATGTTAAGTAACTTTGCAACTTCTTTATTTACTTGTTTTACAATATTCGCACCTTCGATTTGAATTTCTGCATCTAATAGGATATCTGGATTGTTCATCCAACCAGTTACAGATACACCCAACAATGCTTCTCTTTGAAAAATTCTCGTAGACGATTCAGACAAATATTTAAAGTCAGTATATCCTGCCTGTAGTGTACCCATAATAGCACCAGCACGGCATGCCTTGAAGAATTCTTCTTTAGTTGTGCATTTTGCACCATTAATTTCTGTTAGATTACAACCCTGCCAACCAGACTCACCGTCAATCTGTGGATACATACCAATCTCAACACATGGGTTTGTAGTATGTTCTTTAGATTCTACAAAGTAAAATCCTGGCTCTCCAAACTCCTTAATAGATTTCATTGCATTAGAAAATTCTTCTTTTGTAATTTCATCTCGTACAACTACAGCAGAGTTATTTGATCTACCACGTTGTGGGTTGTCTATAAACCAATTACCTGTTTTTGCGGTCAACATTTCTTCGTCATCTGGTGAGAATAAACATATCGTAGCACTACGCCTAACACCCCCAGCAAGGACAGCATCAGCGGCGTGCATACAAATGTCATACACATGAATAGGATTGAGCCTCGTAACGCCAGAGAGTACTAGGCCTTGCAACATATGTTCAATTTTGTCCAACGATTTGCGTAGTGGTTCTGGACCAGGCGCCTTAAACCCTCCACTGATTTCTGCACCTTTTGGTCTTACTTGAGACAAATCAAAATATACTTTACGACCTTCAAAATCTGGATGCGTACCACCACCTACGAAATATGATGACATGAGAACACCAAGTGAATCTGCCCATCCTTCGATTGAATCTTCTACATTCCAACCTTTTGCTTGTTTTTTTCTTTCTGCGATGTTCGGTAATTTATCTACATGATGTTTTTGTACTGAAAATCCAGCACCAGCACCACACAAAAGAACATAAAAGAGTTCATTAAAAAATGCAGGTCTATCTGCATACGAAGATGTACAATTATACATTCTCATCTGATGCTTTAATAACTGGTCTCCACCAAATTGCAACGCACGTTGAGCTCCCAATGCATATTTCAATTTATAAAGATTTTCCGCCTCATCAATCAACAACCCCAATTCTGGATTCATGATTTCTTTATAATATCCTCTGTGCATATCCATTACTCTTGCGACAGATTCTTCCCAAGTTTCATATCTATCTTTTTCGTCGTTCCATCTGGAATATGATTCATAAAATTTCGCCTGTGCCATCACAGAGCGAACATCAGTTTCCTTGCTAGTATTAACTACTTTCAACATCCGTTTACCCTTTTGTTATATTGTTTATTAATTGTACGAGAACAAGAATCAACACCGTTTCCAATTGTTGACTCTTAGTTTTGCTTGTAGACCATAAGTGGTATTTTTACTTATAATCTGGTTCAGTTCAGAAGTGTCGATTCCAGACAGTATAATGTCATTCAAATCTTTTTCTTTTACTTTTTCCGGCCATACCATGACCTTAAATCCGGCATCAATTAATTTTACATACTTATCCACAATTTGTTTGTTTCTTGGTTCATTATCAAGAATGAACACAACATCTTTCCACTCTGAAAAGTATTGTAAATCGACATCTGCCCCTGCCATTGCAATAGAGTTTTCTAAGAACAATGAGTCCAGAGGGCCTTCTACCACATATACAGTTTTTGATGGGTCTAATCTTTCTAGACCATAAATCTTTGTTTTTTCTTCGTCTATCTTAACAGTGATATATCTCATACCACTTTGTTTGAGAGCTCTACCCTGTAATGCAAAAACATTACATTCTGTGTCAAAGAAAGGTATTACAAGTCTTTCTTCTTCAATTAGATTATCATACCCATTAGTTAACTCTGATACCATCGATTTAAATTCTTTGGTATAATACAGTAAGTCAAGTTTAGGTATTTTTCTTTCTATACAATAAATTTTTGCTGGATGGTTGTCTGGCAAATCTACAACTTTAGTACCTAGACCAAAATCACAAACTTTTGATTTGGTGAAGGTTGGTGCATCAAATTTAAACTCTGGAGTAGCAATATTCTTTCTACTGCCGGTTTGACCAGATTTCCACTTTTCTAGAACATATTCTTTATGCAACTCAGGATCAATCTGTTTCATGAAAGCAGACAAAGACATACTTGCGCCACAGTTGTGACACATGTAGTTAAAATTACTTTTACGAATGTATATGAATCCCCTAGCTTTGTATGACTTTTTCTTTGAGTCTCCACACAAAGGACATTTACAGTTAAATAGATTTGATCTTTTTTCAGTAAATCTTTCTAACTTTGCGCCGAGTCGGGATATATAGATTTTAT